CCAAGGGTGGAATGATTAAGAAAGCCAAGGGTGGAATGATTAAGAAAGCCAAGGGTGGAATGATTAAGAAAGCCAAGGGTGGAATGATTAAGAAAGCCAAGGGTGGAATGATTAAGAAAGCCAAGGGTGGAATGATCAAGAAATCCAAAGGCGGTATGATTCGACGGAAGCGATAAATGGCAACTTCAGGATCAAGAGATTTTGACTTAGATGTCGCTGAAATCGTAGAAGAAGCATACGAAAGATGCGGCCTTGAGTTGCGGACGGGTTATGATGCTAAAACGGCACGTCGCTCTTTAAATGTAATGTTTTCTGAGTGGGCTAACCGTGGTGTTAATCTTTGGACTGTTCGACAGGCGACACTTACGGTGACTTCCGGAACGGCTACGTACACGTCTAGTAACGGTTTGGCTAATCCAATGAATGATCTATTAGAAGTTGCTTTAAGAAGATCTAATACAGACTTTGAGATGGAGCGGATTAGTAGGGGCGATTATCTTAATATCCCTAATAAGTCTACAACAGGCCGACCGTCTCAGTTCTTCTTCAACCGTCAGACAAGCCCAGAGCTTATAGTTTGGCCTACTCCTGAAAACAGCACAGATCAGGTGGTGTATTACTACATTACTCGAATCGAGGATGCGGACAAGTTAACAAACAACGCGGACGTTCCGTACCGTTTTTTACCTTGTATGGTCTCTGGTCTTGCTTATTACTTGGCAATCAAAAAATCTCCTGAGCGGGTTCAGTTTTTAAAAAACGTTTACGAAGAAGAGTTTCAAAGAGCGGCAGACGAAGACGAGGATCGTGTATCTTTAAAGTTGGCTCCAGATATCTCCTATATGAGGCTGTAAAATGCCTAGGTTTGCTTCTGGTAAAAACGCTTACGGTATCTCAGACAGATCAGGATTTCGTTACAGACTTCGTGAAATGCGTGAAGAATGGAATGGAATGCTTGTCGGACCGGACGAGTATGAAGAGAAGCATCCTCAACTCAAGCCTCCACACATAGTTTCTGACCCTCAAGCCCTTAGAAACCCTAGACCAGAACGTACAGAACCAAAGGTTGAGGTATTATTGAATCCAAATTCATTTACTAGTGGATCTAGTGGTAGTTCTGTTATCACAGTTCGTGAGCCCGGACATGGACGAACTACGGCAGATACAGTGCGGTTTAGAAAAATGGAGGGATTCGATGGTTTTACGAAAACGGTTTTGGAAGTCTCGACTGGCTACGCGATCACAGTCACAACAAGCGATGAATACACCATCACAGTCAGTGGTCAAAGTGCAACCGTCGGTAGTCAAAGAGGGGGCGGTGACAATGCGACCGCTGGGCCGACAGCCCTGGAGGCTTAAATGAGCTTTACATACACACAACTAAAAACAGCGATTCAGGACTTTTGTGAAAACACAGAAACTTCTTTTGTTACTAATCTTCCTTTGTTTATCAGAGCCGCTGAAGATCGAATATTTCAAAGTGTTAATTTAACGTATTTTAAAAAGAACGCTTCTTCCGCTCTTTCACAAAACGATCAATTTGTGTCAGTTCCTTCTGATTTTTTGACTCCGTTTTCTCTACACATCACCACAGCAAACTTTCAAGATTTTTTAATGTTGAAGGACGTTAATTTTGTACAAAAATACACGCTTGATTCAGCCGCGACTGGAACACCTAAATACTATGGAATCTATGATGTAGATAACTTAATTGTATCTCCCACACCCGATCAGAACTATACAGTGGAGCTTCACTATTACTATAGACCCGCAAGTTTAACAGCAGGATTAGACAGCGGAACTACATGGATTAGTTCAAATGCTCCAAATGTGTTGCTGTACGGAGCATTATACGAGGCCTATACTTACATGAAGGGAGAACCTGATGTTCTTGCAAATTACGAGAAGAGGTTTGTTGAGAACCTTGCTCGCTTGAAAGACCTAGCAGAAGCTAGAGAAGAGCAGGATGCCTTTAGAGTGGGCAACCCAACCAGACCACGTACTTAACGAGGAAGAGTAATGGCAAATAACGCAACCACGTATTTAGAGAGCAAACTTCTAAATCATATTTTTAAAAACACGGCTTTCACTAGCCCCGGTAACAGTATTTATGTAGGACTAGCAACTGCTGTTTCAGATGCGGAAGCGGGATCTTTGACTGAAGTCACCGGTTCTCAGGATTCAAACTATGCTAGACAGCAGGTTCAAGCTTCTGCGTGGACTGTTCCTGCTGATGCCTCCACAGACACACAGACAGCAAAAAATAGTGCAAACATTGAGTTTTCTGCTTCTAGTGGAGGAGCAACATACACAGTGACGCATGTTTTTGTTGCGGACGCATCAAGTGGTGGGAATATTTTGTTTGTCGGTGCTCTTGACGCAAACAAGACAATTGCAAGTGGAGACATATTTAGAATCAACACAAATAATCTAGTAATTGAGTTGAACTAATATGGCTTTAGTCCTTGCTGATCGTGTCAAGGAGACTACGACCACAACAGGGACAGGCACCTACACTTTAGCAGGAGCGGTCACTGGTTTTGAGTCGTTCGGTTCCATAGGTAATGGAAACACTACCTATTATTGTTGCACAGACGACACTGATTTTGAGGTGGGTATAGGCACGTACACTTCCTCGGGTACGACCCTAGCTAGAACCACTATTTTACAATCAAGCAACAGTGATAATGCCGTCAGTTGGAGTTCAGGAACTCGAACTATTTTCTGTACAATTCCTGCTGAAAAGTTGGTGTTTGAAGATGCCTCTGGAGACGTTGTAGTTCCAGGATCTTTGTCAGCTACAACCAAATCTTTCTTAATAGATCATCCCACTAAAGCTGGGATGAAGCTTCGATATGCCTCTTTAGAGGGCCCAGAAAATGGTGTTTACGTTCGAGGACAAACTCGAGAAAACATCATAACTCTACCAGACTACTGGGCAGGTCTTGTGGACGAAGATTCTATAACTGTAAACATTACACCTATTGGTAGAGACCAAGGGATATATGTGGAGTCTTGGGATATTTCTAAAGTTATTCTCTCAGGAACTGCTATCAATTGTTTTTATACGATTTACGCAGAACGTAAAGACATTGAGCCGTTTGAAGTAGAGTATATGGCATGACAGCTTACACGTCCTCACAAAGTGGAAACTTTAGTAGCGCGTCTACCTGGGGAGGATCTGGTTTTCCAGATACAAACGGCGACACATGGACTGTTGCTAATGGACATACGGTTACCTATGATGTTTCTTCGGCGTTGAGTTCTGGCTTTGAAGATTGCACAGTAAACACTGGCGGCACTTTCCAGTTTGCGTCAGGCACAAGATCTATTCGTTTTCAGGGCAATGTCGTAATTAACGGTAATTGGACACAGGGTGCAGGGCATACTGTGTTTTTAGCCGGTGGCAATGGTCACAGCTTTCAAATACAAAACCCTGCCTCTTCTCATACAAAACAGTTTACTGGATCGCAACCTTTACAAGGTACGACAACATCTGGAGCAACAACTAATTTATCTGGAACCATTCCAGTTTCAAGTGCCAGTGGATTTTCTATTGGAGATTGGATTGCTGTCTATAACCGTTCTCAAACAAATGTTGATTCAGAGCGTGAAGATGAGGGTTTCATAATTCACGACATTTCAGGATCAAATATTTATGTTCGTGAGTTCGTTAGTCCCACTGACACCATTACCGCTGTAGATGGAGTCAGGATTTTTCTGGCTAACGTGGATATCTACCGAAAGAATCAACGAATTATTTTTGGTACGGGTTCCAATAGAAATATTCGTCAGATTACAGAGGTTAATATACCTCGAGGTTTTCTTGTGCTAAACAGTGCGGTAACTGGTTCTGTAGTTGGGCAGACGGTCTACACCACTGGTCCTATGAAGTCTCACGCTTCTGGATCAATTGTTCGTAAGTGTGCAACAACCGTGGCTTCTGCAATAAGCACCAGTGATACTACAATCGCTGTCACTGATGCTACGGGCATTGTGGCCGGAGATGAGATAGTCATTGAAGCCAACACTACAACTTCTGACCTAACGGATGAGCACCCAGAGAAATACACGGTCTCTTCTGTTGACGGCAATAATATAACAATTTCATCAGGTATCGCTTATCCGGTCGATATGAACAACACCGCGTTTGTTGTGAAGCTAACCAGAGATTGTCGTGTTGTAAACGAAAGTGGTTCAGTCGTTCGTTTCTATGGAAGAAATGACGCAAACTACTACGGTAAGCTGATGATGCAGGATGTTGAGTTTAAAGACATCGCCAGAACCGATTCAAATTCAAACACTCGTTTTAGGATAGAGGGACGTTGGGGCAGTACACATAACTCTAGTGGCGGGTACTGGGAAGGTATAACTATTCACTGGTCAACGTCAGTAAACTTCCAAGAAGTTTATATGTATCGTTATCTTTTTAATTTCACTGTTCGTTGCTGTGTCGTTCATAACGCGAACTATCGTGGCTTCTACAATGTACAGGGGTACAACAACGACGACATGGCTTTTTTCAACAATCATGCTAGCCGAACGGAGAATCAAGGATTTTATCTTAATGCTATGGATGGCGAACACGCTGAA